GTTGCCGCTGGCAACCGTGTTAATCGCGGTGGCGAAGTTGAGGAACAGGTTGGTGGGCGTGCTGCTGCCGTTGAGGGGAGACACATAGGTAGTGAGCGGAAGCATGGCGAACGTGGCCGTGTTGTTGGCAACGCTTGCCGTGATCGCCTGACCGATATCGGCTTCCGTACCGCTGAGCCCGGCACCAGCATCAGCCTGAACTGTACCAAGAGACAGAATGTGGTTGCCCGTGGTGACATAAGGCGTGGTGATGACAAGATTGCCGGTCGAACCGATAATCTGCGTGATGCCCTCGGGGAAGGTGTAGATGCGACCGGGGTTGTTGGAGCCGCTGTTCGCGCTGACGGATGCACTGGTGTGGACGTAGGCGAGCGGGTAGTTGGTAAAGACGAACTTCGTCTTGCGGACGATTTCCTCCTTTCCGTACTCCAGAACAGAGAGGCCCGCAACCAAGCCGGTTGCAATCGTGCTGGGAGGCGTTCCAACGATGGAGGCTTCGTCGGGACGAGTCCTTCCAATCGTGGGAGTTTGAAACGGGGGGTTGATGATTGGCATGGGTGATTTCCTTTCTTGCGTCTATCAGGACGCGATGACTTCGATTGAACCGGCGCACGAGAAGTTCATGGCCGAGATGCCGCTGAGGATGCCAGAGTGAACGAAGTAGCACATCTCCTGCGGCACGTAGAGGACGTTGTTCGCCACGTTGTCCCAAGTACCGATGCTGATCGCACCCGTGCCATCCGAACCACCCGACAGGACGAGGGCGACGGGAGTGCCGTTGCCAGCCTGCGGGGTGAAGTTGCCCTGATAGCGAGTGGGGCCGGTCGTGACGTTGGTGTTGGGGAACGAGCCACCATCGCTGACCGTGTTGACAGTCTCGACCAACTTGAAGCCTTCGATCAGGCGGACCTGACGCTCGTTGACACGGTTGCCCATGCCGTCGAACTGGAAGTCCTTGGAGAACAACTGCATGGAGTTGTCATACAGAAGCACCTGCTCCATGTACGGCGTGATCCACAGTTCACGGCTTTCGCGGGGAATGTTGTCAATGTCCATCGCGTAGGCCAGAGCCCTAAGGTCGTTGCGGAAGTTGGTCGCGCCGGTCGAACTGAGCGGGTAGGCGGCGGTAACGCCACCAGCATCAGTACGAGTGACGCGGTTGCCGCCCGTGTCAACAGTCAGGCCGTTCTTCGTGATCGCGCTGGTTTGGCGAGCAGCGAGAGCGCAGGTGGCGAACGTGCGGCGGTCGCCGACCATGCCGATCTGACGAGCATCGGCCATGGCGAGGCGGGTCATGATCTCAAAGTGACCAACCTGCATGTCGTACCGGGGGATCTTGTGGTGAGCCACAATGTACCCGGAGTCAACCGTGTTGGTGCCTTCATCGACCGCGAAGCCCTGACCCAGCAGTTCTTCGCCGGGGTGGTAGTCTTCATCCGCGTTGGGGGTGTCAGCGAACTTCAACCACTGGTAGGACTTGCTACCCGAAGCCGAAACCTGACGATGGATGCCGGGCGAGGGACGGGTCCACAACTTCGGCTGGTTGCGGTAAGCGTCCATGAACACGCCCGAGTAAATCTTGAGAGCGAGGCTGGTGAGGTCAGTACCCGCCGCATTGGACAGGTAACTGACTGCGTTTCCGTAAGACATGAATGGTTCCTTGAGAGAGATGCGTTCCGATGCTCAAGGTGTCCACAAGTGGGGCCTTTCGGTTGTCCCGTGGGCTTGATATCGAGATGACTGATGGAACACCCATCAATCGAAAAGCCTAGCGTGAAGCGAATCACGCTAGGCCGAGGAAAGAGAAGTTACTTCTTCTTGCCCGCAATCGCCGCTTCCAACTCGGCGATGCGGTTCTTGAGCGACTCGTTCTCGGTCTTGATCGAGAGCGACTCAAGGTTGCTCTGAGTCATTCGCTGGGATCTAGTGAGGGGCTTGGGAGCGGTGATGGCTCCACGGATGGCCTTCTCCATCGCGTCACCTTCGGTGGAGCCGCGTTCGGAGTGGTACTTCTCGCCCGTGGCGTTGTCGATGACTTCGCACGCGACGTAGCCTTGGGAGATTTGCACCAACTTGGTTTCGTCGTTCTTGCTGGGTCCGACCGTGGCACCGACATGAACGAACCTGAAGGTGGCATCGAGTTCATCGAGGATCGAACGGAGTTCTTCGCTGACGGAGAGCATTAGTGGACCACCACCTTCCAAGAATCAATCACTGACTGGGGCGTAGCAAGCAGCACGGCTCGGGCGTTGGCATCACCCTGAGCGGCACGCTTGACGATCGAAGTGAACTCGGCGGACGACTTGGGAATCGCCGGGCCTGACGGTGCCGAACCACGCACAAGCGGTGCTGACCGACCGGAACCGACTTCGGCTGCGTGTCGGGCGGCAAGGTCACGGACGGCACCGACCGCCAACTTGGGATCAGCCAACCTTCGGTTGAAGTCCTCAAGTTCTGCCTTGTCGGTCACGAAGTTGACGGCGGACGAAAGCAAGTTCTGAAGTTGCTCCTTCCCGCCGACCACGCCTTCGGCCTCATTGATGGCGGCTTGAACAGTTTGATTCTTGATGACCGACTGAGCGGCCATGCCCTGAGCAATCAACTTGATGTCGCCCTTGCTGAGCGATGGCTTCACCCTGCGGATGGCCTCGTACTGCTCGGTAGTCAGGTCGCCGGATTCGGTCCAAGACTTCTCAAGTTGAGACTGTTCAAGTCCAGCCTTGGAAAGTACTTGCGTGATGTCGGCATCATCATTTACGGGATCGCCAATCTTGAGGGGGTCTACGGGCTTGCCGTCAGGCTTGGGACGGAGAGAACCGGAGATTCGTTCCAGTTCCTTGTACGCCCGCTCTGCATCAGCAGCATCCTTGTAGGTGCCATCCTCGCCAATGACCTTCGACAACGGCTCTGCCCCGATCTTGCTGCGGAGATTGTTGATGCCATTGGCGAGAGCATCAGCGTCAATGAACTTGCCAGCGAGTTTGACCGGCTCGCTGGTGGTCGTCGTGTTGTCGCCACTTGGCGGCACGATTGCCGAATCGGACATTACTGCTCCTAACTAATAAGTTGGGGATTGATGGCTGCCTGAGCAACGCTGCTCACCGCTGCAATCCCTTCTTGGGCTGCCTGCTTTTCCAAATCCATCTGAGCCTGCTGACGCATCTCCTGCTCGATCTGCTGATTGCTCTTGACCATGCCGGGTTCGTTGATGCCACGCAAGCGAGCGTAGACATCGAGGAACACGGTGGGTTCGATCTTGGCGAGGGCTTGCGGGCCGAGCAACTGGGCAACCTGAGCGACATCAAGCATCGCCGCCGCCTTGTTCTCGCGGGACAGTGCCGCGACTCCGGTGAGAATCTTGATGCTCATCGACTTCTTCGGGAGCGACGGAAGAATCTTCTTCTTCTCGATCAGGTGCATCCCGCGATGAGCGATCGGCAGTTGTAGAGCGTCGGCGACAGGTGTGTAGAACCCGCCCAACGCGCCTTGAATCTGCTCGATCGTGATTCTTGCGATCTCAAATGCCGTGGTCCTTTCCGATCTACGGACTGATTCGCTACCGATCAGCATTGATTGACCAAGCCGTGCTTCCTTCTCACGCACGAAGGTAGCAATGAAACTGATGTCATTCAGTTTTCCACCCATCGACATAAAGCCGATGTCCTGCACCATTCCGCCTTCAACTCGGGCACGGAACGGCTTGCCGCTGTCCTTCTCCAAGTCTTCTTCGCGGACCTCGGCGGAATAGTCAATGACCGGGTTGGCCTTCGACGCGAGTGCGGCCCACTGGATGAGGCGGAAACTCGCTTCGTTCAGTGTCTTCAGGTCGGGACGCTTCGACTCGATGAACGAGCGTGCGTAATGCTCGCCGGGGATCAGTTCAAAGGGCACGCAGTAATAGGGGCTGATCCGTTCCTCGGACTCGGCGATGATGTTGTCGTTTACCTCTTGCCGGATCATCCAAGTCTTGGTCCACGGTTGCCATTCGATCATCGTGTAGAGTTCGCACTCACGACGATCGACATCCTGCGAAATGAGTTGATCCCTGTCCAACTTGCTCTTGGAAAGTTGCTCTTCAGTCAGGGTCATTGGGTCGATCCGTTCCCTGACAATGTGATACATCACGTTGCACTGG